CCGAGGCCGTGGATAACGGCAAAGGCGGTAAGAGCTTGTATATGGAAGGTATCTTTGTACAAGGTGCAAAACAAAACCAGAACCAAAGAATTTATCCCGTCAGTGAAATTACCAAGGCTGTTAATTCAGTTCAAGGTAAAATTGACGAGGGTTTTACAGTATTAGGCGAAGCTGACCACCCAGATGACTTACAAGTTAATTTGGACCGAGTGTCACATATGATTGAACGTATGTGGATGCAAGGTAGCGATGGTTATGGAAGACTAAAATTGTTGCCAACTCCAATGGGAAATATTTGTATTACCCTATTGGATAATGGCGTTAAACTTGGTGTATCATCACGCGGTAGTGGTGAAGTTGATAACAGTGGAAATGTAAGTGGCTTTGAAATCCAAACGGTTGACATAGTTGCAAACCCATCGGCTCCCGATGCGTATCCAGATCCACTTTATGAACAAATTATGAATGGCAAAAGAGGTAATATTTTACTAGACGTTGCCGCCGCTAAAACACAAGATGATGCAGCACAAAAATACCTCCAGGAAGAGGTATTGAAGTTCATTGAATCACTAGATATTAGGAGAAAGTAATGGCTCATGCAATAGAACAACTCCTAAGTTCAGAAGTCCTATCAGAAGAAGTGCGTTCAACACTTTCCGAAGCATGGAATGAGAAACTAGCAGAAACTCGTGAAGAGATCACAACTGAATTACGCGAAGAATTCGCTAATCGTTATGAAACAGATAAAGAGCAGATGGTGTCCGCACTTGATAGCATGTTATCTGAAACAATTACAGGCGAATTAGAAGAATTCAAAGCAGATAAACAAAAAGCAGTTGAGGCTCAAGTAGAGTATAAGCGTAAGATTTCAGAACATGCTGAACTACTTGATGGTTTTGTAATGGAAACTCTTAAAAAAGAGGTTACAGAACTACGCGAAGACAGAAAACTACAAGAAGGTAACTTCGAGCAGTTGGAAGACTTCGTTATGGAACAACTTACTTCAGAACTTAACGAATTCCACCAGGACAAGAAAGACCTTATTGAACAAAAGGTAAAACTTGTCTCCGAAGGTAAAGATATGATTGCTAAAGCAAAAGCAGACTTTATTGAAAAATCTTCAGGCAAACTAGCTTCAATTGTAGAATCTACAATTAAAACGGAACTAGGTATGCTTAAAGAGGATATAAAATCCGCTAAAGAAAACATGTTCGGTCGCAAAATTTTCGAAACATTTGCAGCTGAATTCATGGGTTCACACCTTGCAGAAGGCACACATATTTCTAAACTTTCAACAGAACTTTTAGACGTGAAGACTCAATTAGAGGAATCACAAAAAGAGATCACTGACAGAGAGGCTAAAATTGAAGAAGCAACTAAAGAAGTTGCAGCAATCAACGAAAGCCGAGCACGTGAAACAGCTATGGCTGAATTATTAGCACCTTTGTCACAAGACAAACGTAAGTTGATGTCAAACTTACTTGAATCAGTTAATACAACAAAATTGAAGGCAGCATTTAATAAATACTTGCCAACAGTATTAAATGAAACGGTAAAGAAAACAGAAGCAAACAAAACACAGCTAAATGAGACTCAGAAGACTGAGATCACAGGTAATAAAGCGGCAACTACGCAGGAAACTAGCAGCGAAGCTGAAATTATAAACCTTAAAAAATTAGCAGGTATCATTACAAATTAAGGAGTATACCATGTCAAACTTATTTGAAAATTGGGACGTAACTAAAGGCGCCCTAACTGACGGTTTAGACGGCAATAAAAAAGTGGTAATGGAATCAGTTCTTGAGAATACTAAGAGCTATCTTTCAGAATCAGCAGCTGCCGGATCAACTATGTCAGGTAACATCGCAACATTAAACAAAGTAATTCTACCAGTAATCAGACGTGTAATGCCGACGGTTATTGCGAACGAATTAGTTGGTGTTCAACCAATGACTGGTCCAGTAGGCCAGATCCACACTTTACGTATCCGTTATTCACAAGCAGCAGCAGGCGTTGCCGCTGGTGATGAAGCATTGAGCCCATTTGCAATTGCAAAAGGTTACTCAGGCGATGCGGCTACAGGTGGTCCATCTTCAACAAGCTCATTAGAAGCTGAAGCAGGACGCAAAATGTCAATTCAAGTGTTGAAACAAACAGTTGAAGCTAAAACACGTAAATTATCAGCACGTTGGACTTTTGAAGCAGCACAAGATGCTAATTCAATGCACGGTCTAGACGTTGAAGCAGAAATTATGCAAG